TGAGTCTTGAGCAGCCACGCTAAAATTTTGCAGATAGACGGACGATGATATACCCCAAGCTGTGCTTAAATCATACTCATTGATGTCGTCACCGGAAACGCCAGTAACATACATCTTTGTCCCGTCAGGCTTAAAAAACAAACCTTGTGGTGCTGTCTCTTGCGCAGCAACACTAAAGCTAACACTATCGTAAGAGGCATTAGCTAGGTCAGGGTCGGTCCATACGTCACCACCCCCAGTAGGAACTCCAGCCCGTGCCATCTGCATCAGTCTAGCAATACTCATGCCATTGCATCCCCAGCTTGGAACCCATAGTAGGTCGTGCCACCGTCTTGGGTGTAGAACGCATACACATCCGTCTCGCCGCTTGCAGGGGCCGTAGGAGCCGTACCACCAGCCCAGTCAACCGAGGCAGGCCAAGTCACAGTCACAGTGGCAGAGGGCGTTACCTTGAGCGTGAAACCGTATGCAGTCCCAGTGGCAGGTGGGTTGCTAAACACATAGGTAGGGCTTGTAGCAGGCGCATCTGAGAAGACGTTGCCCGTGGACAGGTCCAGAGTGCTAGACGTGATGTCACCGACTGTTTCCTCACGGAAGTCTGCATCAGTTGCCGACACATAAACTACCGCACTACCAGTAAGGTTTAGCGCAGCATCAGCATTGGAACTCTCGGACACAACCCGTGTCAAGGTTCCAGCGGAATAAGTGCCTGTGCCGATCTCCCATGCAGTGCCGTCTTCAATGACGTAGCGCACCACATTAGTATCAACTACACCAGCATCTGCAAAGGACTGATAACCTGCCTCAGCAGTGCCAAGGGTAATCGTGCCAGTGCCAGTCGTGGCCGTGGTCATCTTGGCTCTGTTGACGAGAGTTACCATGTTTTAGGCGATCCGGATGATGGCGTTTGTAGCGTCTGCAGTCGGGAACTGAATCGTAAACGTGCCCGCCGTTGAGCTCTTGTCGGACCCGAAATCGAGGACAGCAACGACAGGGTTTGTGTACGTGTGCGCAGGTGTTGTGTTGTACAGCAGAGCGCCCCGTGCAGTGATTGTCGCAGTGGTGAACGACAGATCCGCGAAGTCTGTAAACGCCGTGGTGCCCGAGGTTGTGGGGTTCACGCGCGTCAGAGTGCCGCCGCCGGCCGCATACGAACCCGAGTTGCCAACTTCGTTGGTCGCCGTGTAAGCCGTGGTGGCCGCGGTGAACGACGCACTGTTGGTGTACAGCGCCAGCTTGAACGTATCGCCGCCGGTGAGGCGGAAGTCGTGGACGCCTTCGAGCACTTGCTGCTTGAAGCTCGTCGCCATAAAATTTCCAGTAAAACTCATATTGTAGCCCCTTGTGCGAGTGTGGCTTTCCGTTCAGACCACCACAGTTTCATGCGAGCGGAGTGCTCTTTCCGTCTAGCCTGCTGCGACGCAGTCATCCGTTTAATCGTAGCGGCGGAGTGCGTCTTACCGAACCGATGCGACTCCTCAGGAGGAAGCCCTGCGTTCCACGGCTTCTGCCCCGGCTTAAACTCAGTCCTTGGTGAGTTCCGACCCCGTGCGCAGGCGGACTCAGACATGCGCTTTTTCGATGCGGCGCTGTACTTGAACCCACACCTAAGTTCCGCAGCACGCTGCCGCTCCGAGGCAAAAATGCGGCTTTTGAACTCAACAATTCGCCCCATAGCTATTAGTGCCTGCCACAGCCCATACACATCAGGATGCATCCGCACTAGCAACTTGTGCGCGATGAAGTGTTCTTTCGCGGTCAGCAACACCAGATTGCTCGATTTGTCGGTCCCACCCATGCACTTCGGCAGAATGTGGTGCCGCTCCATGTACCCATGGCGCAGCCTACCGCGAGCGCGGCCTACAAGCTGTCCATAGATACGTGCGTAGTCCACCTTATATCACCTTGATCTGATGAGCTAAATCGGCCATGCCCGCCTGCTCCAGTTTCGTTACGACCGTCTTGCGGTCTTCTGATGCCGCTACCTTAACATATTGTACTACGACGTCCAACATTTGTTCGCGGAGCGCTCGGGCCTGCATCGCCAGCTCGGGCGGCGCAGAATCGGCTATAGATATCAGCCGGTTTACGCACAGCACGGCGATCTGCTCGGGGCTGTGCCCGCCATTGTCTGCGGTCATTACGGTGACAGGGGATACCCCTGCGGTGCCAGTAAACATCAAGCCCTCCCGTCGCGGTAATCGTCGCGGTTAGACCGTGCGTCGATCATGCCCAGCTGTGCCAGAGCCTCGTTGTACCGGTCGAGGTAAGTCTTCATGAGGTCGGCGTCACCCTTCATGTAAGTATACGCCTCCACGAGCGTGCCATATAGCAGTGCAGTGTCAGCATTTGTGCTGAGCCACGTTGTCCCCGCAGTCACGAGAGACTCCGGATCATAGTAGTAATGCAGCTCGACCTCGTACGTCGCATCGGCGCTGGGCCCAATAATCAGGTTGCCCGCGCTTGCCCCCGAATCGCCGTCAAAAATACCATAGTATTTTGGCCGCCCAGTCGTGGCGGGGCTTGGGTATGCCTCGCGCATAAAATTCACGTCCTTGTCGATCAGGTACGTGTATTCCCCGGCGGCGCTGATGACGGCCAGAGAAAACACCGACAGGAAGTCAGACGGCCGCGCGATGTACTGGGCCCCAGCCCCGAGGGTTGCCGTGGCATTGGAGCGGAACTCCGGCAGCATCACAGTGCGATAGATGCGCTGCTCCGCCTGCCGCACGAACGTGGGTATGTTGGCGACGAACGTCGTCTCCGAGTTTTCGCAGTAGTCCTGAATCAGTGCTACGAGTTCCGCATATGTCATGGCTTAACCGCTCCGCGAGTATTTGCCGCCCTTTGTGGCAGCGCCGCATCCGCGGGCCATACCACCTTTGGCGTACTTCTTCGTTTTCATCGCGCCGCCGCCCATCTTCTTCTTCGGTGCGCGGAGCCCTTCGCGCTCGCGTTCCTCCCGCTCGCGGGCGCGGTTGCCGCGATTCACCGCTGCACCATCAGCAAGGTCAGAAGGGCGTGCGGTAGGACGCGCAGACTTTGTCGGGTCCGATGTTGGCTTTTTCGTAGGTGCGGTGCCGGGAAAATTACCAACCCCCTGAGACGCGGCGTTTGATCGCTCGAGCGCCTGCCGTTGTGCAGTTGTCATACCGCGCGGCGATGTCGCCATGCCACGACGAGTCTCTGCTTGGCTCCGCTGAGATGTGGCCGATCGGTTGGCCGACGCGGATGCTTTAGATTTCTTCTTCGGTTCTTTGGCCATGTCAGCCTCCTGTGGTTACGGTGACGGCGCCAACGGAGCCCACCATGGTTGTGACCGGGTCCCCGACGGGATTCCAGCCAAATAGTCCGCGACTTTCTGCGAGTGACGTATCCGGGCGCGGGTCACGCAGCGACTGCGGATCAACAACACGTACACGACCCAAGAAGTTCTGCGGGTGATCCGGATCTACGACGTCGCGGCCGACACGCATGCCAGTCTTCTGCCCGTCGCGGACTTCCCACACGAGATCAGACAGTGCGTATCGGAACCCCGTTTTGTCGCAAAACCCGAACGCGCGCTTCCCGGCTGAATAAGTCATCGGTACCCGCTCCCCGGAGTGAAGTGGCTCGACGCGCGGTCCGAGTCTTCGTCGGCCGCCAGCTGAAACTGAGCGTTGTATTCATCGCGCAACGGGACTGCCCGGGCCGCAGCTTCGGGCCTCTTCATGGCGATGTGAAACGCCAGACCCGAGACAAGGGCCGGGATAAACCGCGGCGGAATAGCTGCGCTTCCGGCAATACCAGACTCAAGGCCATCGATACCTTTGAGCCGATAATAGGCAACAGAGTATGCGCTGTCCGGCACCGGCCACACGGTGAATTTCACGTCGCTGACGCCCCGATCCACGTAGATCTGAGTAGGACGCCCCTGCGTGTTTTTGTTGGTCTGCTGGGCGTATGTCGAGACGCTGATCCGCTGCAGTGCCGTATCGATCTGATTGGTACCGGTGCCGGTGCGCAGCTGGTGCTCGATGATGTCGATCGTATCCGTGGGCAGGGTATAGACCGCGGTGCCCGCAGTAAGCGGAGCGACGCCCGACTCGATCGTAAAGAGGTTCAGGCCGCGATTCTGCCACTCCAACGTCAGCATGTTCAAGCTGCGGCGCACGGTCTTCAGGTCATAGCCCGACCGCATCTCGAGGCCAGCGCGCTCGAAGGCTTCTTCGAA